AATTTTACTTTTATCTAAATAGTCTACTCGCCCTTTTTCAGATAAAACTCCATAAGGAGAAATTGCAAACACACTAACATAATAGTCAGTTTTTTCAGTTATAAAAAAGTCAATGTCTATTTTAGTAGTCTCTTCTGCATTTCGCTTAGAGGGGTCAGAGCCCGGCACTATCGTCTGTCGATAAGGTTTATGATAAAGGTCATAACCAGTAGCGCCCATTGTCCCTGCTTCTGGGAATGCTGGTGGGTTCCCCGGTATATTAGGAGATATAGAATAACCTAAATCCTGCCCATTCGAAGTCTGTACTCCGGCAGAGTTAATGTCAGGAGGAGTCAATGTATAGTTTTGGCCAGTTTTTATAGAGATGAGATAATCTATTCCGCTATTAGGAATGGTATCTCCTACGTATCCTACGGTTTCAAACTGAACCCTTAATAGTTCATATTCTTCTATAATGCTATTATCTCGAGTCGGGTCTCTTCTGGAGACTTCAATCTGACCCGGGGTTTGAGGATTTTTATCTAAGAAAGGATTATCAAAAGCTATCTTACTTTCTACATTATCATATTTCCCGCTAAAGTATTGCAGTGCGGAAACTTCGTAGGTTTGATCTGGATTTTCTTTTACATTAATTATTCTATAGTTAGAAAAGTTTCCATTAGGAAATTCTTCATCATCTTCATAGAAGGGTTCAACACTCCATACTAAATTCTCACCGTTGTTGTAGCCTCCGTTATACTCAACTGAGGTGTTTGAGTTAGAGTCAATATTCACTCCCGAATTTGTATACCCTGTTATAGTATAATTATCGAAATCAAATCTATTCCCAGTGGGAGATGTGAAGTCGCTATTGTTTGTACTGCTAAAGGGGCTTCCTGTTGCAAAAAATATCTGAGTGCATACCCCTGATCCTCCTATTTCTAAGTCAGAAGCGTATTGTCCAGTTCGAGTCCTTGTGCATTCGCCGCTAAAATAAAGAGTTTGAAGGGAGCTTCTTCTTATCTCTTTTATTCCACTACTATTTAGATCAGAAGTTTCTGCATCATAATGATAGGTAGGAGTTAACAAAGAAAAAGTATAAGCTTTGTTGGCATCAAAATTTAAAGCTGAATCAATTATAACACTATCATAAGCAGCGCTAAATCTTTGACGAGCAACGTCAGTCATATTAGAGCTTTGTCCGTCAGCGGCTGGAGTGTTAGCATAAGCTAAACCGCTTACGATATTAGTTCTGCCGCTATATTTTAAAGAGCTAACGTTATTATCAAATAATTGGACTATATCCCCGGGCCTGAGGTGAGATCCTTCGGTGCCCATTTTGAAACTAACAGTGTCAGTCTCATCTTTCTCACTTGCTAATATCCACAAACCGAACCTTCGTGCTTGTCCTCGGCTGGTGCAGCCAATTGCAGTCGTTTCAACTTGTCTTATTCCATATTTTTTTATACCTTCTTCGTCAGACACATACTCTATAGCTGGTTGAAAGAAGTTTCTTTTATCTATATACCTTACAATAGCCACAGTATGGCGCGCTTTTTTAGCAGAAGAGGAGTAGCTAAAATCTCCATCAACAACATTAGAATTATTAAGTTGGTATATAGGTTTCTTGAAAGAATCTTGAACTGTAAATATTAAACCATTAGCGAAATAAGCAAGCCCTCTAAAAGCTGATGCAAGGTCGTTAATCAATTTATAAGCTTCCTGTCTGTTGACTATCAAGTGGTTCAGGGAAAACCTTGGCTCTAATCCTCCATATCCATCGGCGACTAGTTCATCACAGTATTGAGATATTTCATAGAGAGCCCATTTATCTATCTCGCTTTCGTTTACGTACTCACCTAGTCCATACCTTTCATTAGTAAGCAGATCATAGAAACACCAAGCAGGATTATCACTCCAGTATTTCTCTATATGGAAATTACCATCCCAAAAATTATCAGGGTCAGTTCCGTAGTTGTTAGATGCGCCTCCATCAGTTGTGCCTGCGTCACTTTTCCCATAGGTTCGTTTCATGGGGTCATAATTGTTAGGCAGTTTAATTTTTTGTAATTGGGTATCGTAAGCTCGAGCAGGGACTCTTTGGAAGTTTTCTGCATCGAATTTAGAGTAGACCATAGCGCTATAAGGATACCTTAGCTTGGTTCCATATATTTCTACAATAGAGTCAACAAAGCTTACAGCTCTAAAAAAAGATGTAAGGGGCTCGGGGGTAGTTCTTACAATTCTAATTCTCCATCCATCGAAACCTACTTCATCTTTATAACTCCCTACTTCTGTCTCTAAGTCTATTTTAGTGGCTCTAACATAACCTTGATCAATCTTACCGGTGACTACTTCTCTCACAGGGCCATACCATTTTGTTGTACGGTCTTCTATAGTGGTGGAACTGTTAGTCCCTGCTTGTTTAGTTGCGTCAGTTCCAAGATTAAACCTTTCATCAAATACTGGCTGATAATAAATATAGTATTGAATAGAGCGCGCTTTTGTGTCTCCATAACCTACAGCCGCACTCCCTCCGGGATTTAATTCATTATTGCTGCGAAATGTTTTAGGCCCTTTTCTTATACTTTCTTGCAAGGTGTTAATTTTAATATTAACAATTAAAGAACTGCATTCTTTATTAAAGACAGTGTAAGTTTTTGCGTTCTTATCAATTCTAGTGCCGGTTTTTAATGTAGCAGCCGTGTCGACACTAGGAGCTAAAGCTCCTCCCTCAATATCAGGGCCATACAGTCTTTCCCCTATATTTCTATGGACACTTAAGTCTAAAATTTCAGCAGAAGCGGCTCCTCCCATTTCCGTATTTAAAGAAGGGATAGTTCCTTGAGCTTCGCCTTTAGTGAACTCTACATTAATTTCATTGAAATTATAATATCCATCTTTGTCAACTACGGGTATTTGGTTCCAATAAATAGATCTCAAAAAGCCCAACTCTGTACTACTAGTATTATTTAAGCCTGTTGCTGAATAAAGATTTTCAGGATCGAATGTGCCAAAAGGTAGTTCTTCATCTGGAGTGGTAACTTTTTGGAAACCTGTTTCTCCCATTTTACCATAATATCTATACGTCCCGCTTACTATCCCTTTAATTGGGCCTTCACATAAAAGATCAGCTACCTCTATGCTTGAATCAGTGACGACTGGAGATAAAGTATCGCCGTCTCTTACAACTGCTGAGATATCGACTACCGCCGGCCTTGCTTGTTTTTGTTTTTCTCCCATGACTTATCCGTTTTGTCCCCAATCAGGTTCTGTTGTTCTCTTATGCAATTTATCACCCGCATTAGGAACGAAGTATTTAAGTGATCCATTGCCTTGCATTCCCCAAGTATTATTGAGGGTTACTTCAGCGTCAGTGTCAAAATTATCTAGAGAAGTTTGAACAACATGACTACCTATAAGAAGTCTGCCATAACCCACAAAAATAGGGCCACCTTCTCTTACTGTATTTTGAGGGCCGCTAAATATATAACTTGGTCTACCTCCTCCTTCTATCTCTCTAAAATCATCAAACTCGGGTTCAGGAGTAAGTAGGTTTGCTATCCCTGCTACAACTAGGCCGATACCTCCCATAATTAATGGGGCGGCAAACATGCCAACTGGTGCAAAAATTCCTGTTGCTATGAGAGCTATTCCCACGATAATGGCAAGTATGGATTTACCGTCTTCATCAGCTCCTTCCAGAACCGGTACTATGTCTATAGTTTTAAGTTTTTTAAATTTCATCATCAACTCAGAAGACCTTAAACCTTCTTCTGAGTTGGGATCTTTACTTTCATCAAAAAGAAAATCTTTTTTGTTTATGAGAACTCTATATTTTATATTGCTTTTATCATTCTCTACGAGCTGTTGGTAAAGTTTTTTTGTGTTAGCTTGAATTCCCCTGATAGCGTCTCCTACGCTGCTAATAGCAAGGTTCCATTGTTTCTTCCCCATTTGCTCGGCTAATACTCCGTGAAGATTTATTTCTGTAGTATTCATACCTTTTTTATCCTATAGGCGTAAAGAAGCCTTTTAAAAAATGTTTCATTAATTTGTTCTGTAGTTGCGAATTTATTTCTGGGATGATGCAGTATCAATCCGTTTCCAAGATATATACCTAAATGCATGGGCTTTCCATTAGACCCTAAAACTATAATATCGTTTTTACAAAGATTGCCTTGGCTGTTTATTTCAACCTTAAAGAATTCTTTTTGTTGAGAGGGAAAGGATGTTTTTTGTTTGATTAAATCTCTGCATATTTGCCGGTTTTTAAATGCCCCAAAGCCGTAAGACTCGACAAGCTCAGAAGGGAGGTCTATAGAGAGATTTTTTTTCAAGTAATTTCTAACTAAAGTAAAACAGTCGTTTTCTCCTACTTTGTAAGGCTTATTTAGGTAAAAAATTTTATTTTGTTTGTAATCATAGTGATGAAAGCTATTTGATTTTATATTATACATCACATAATTAAGACGGTGATTAATACTGTTCTCTTTATCTAAATAAGAAAACATCTCATTGTTTTTATGGGAATGATAAGTAGCTACAATATTTCCTTTGTAAGAGCATTTTAAATAATCAATGGGATTTATAGAAAAGTTAACTAACGGATTTTGCGCATCATTTTTACATTTAAAAGAATCGATTTTAACGCCGTCGTCGAAGATTAATCCACAGCATTCCTCTGGAGCTTTTTCAAGCGCGTGAGACTTAATGCTATTTTTTATATCTTCTGTAAGCATTTTAAGTTAGTGTTTGTTGGACTCTTTTAGCGGCCGGAAATCCTCCGTAAGGAAGACCACCTTTACCGGCTGAGACGGCGCCCCCTATAACGCATTGACAGGATTGATCTTTAAAGGCTGCGCCTTCAGTGCCCCATCTCATACGGCATGCTTTCAAACTTTTAGAGCATTGGTCTGCTATCCAGTAATCACTGTTCGGAGGAGGGGTACCTTTTGGGGTATCAACTTTAGCTACATAATAATATTTTATATCGTTCTTTTCTTGATACACGTATTGTCCTTTTGCGTAATCTTCACTACTCACCCATCTTCCTTGGTCTGTAAATTTAGACTGCACGTCTGGGAGGATATTTACTATTTTTTCATCATTATCTGTAGCCACGGGAGGAGCCTCTGTAGGTAGGAGCTTGTATTTTAAGTTTGGATCAGTAAGCCCAGCTTTGCGTATAATAGGAATTTCATCACTCATTCTACTTAACTCTACATCGGTTAAATTAAAATTAGAATCAGCAGAATTAAAAATTTGTATTTTTGCGTTGTTACTGGCCGTGTTTGCGGAATTATTAATTTCAAAATCTACACTGTAAGTTCCATTACCTAAGTCAGTAGGGGTCGAACGATTAGACCAGCCAACCTTTTTAAGTCCTACTGAGTTAATGACTTGAAAGTTGGGTATTTGCCCACTAGTAAGAATTAGTTTAAAACTTAAACGAAAAATTTGAGTAGATTTAACTGTGAAAGCTGGGGATTCTGCTATACTGACATAAATGTTAGAATAAGACGCTGCTCTTGCTGCAGTAAGATTGGCATTATTAGTATTAGAAGTAAAAGCCCCGTAAGAATAATTTATACTAGCTGTTTCGTTATTTGATACTGTTCCTGTGAGGGTCCCAAAGAATAAACTAGAAGAAGCAGGATAAATATCTTTATTCTTAGTAGCGAGCACATTATCAGAAAGATCTAATGAGCCTCCTCCTGAGAAGGTAAAAATTTCCCCTTTCTTAAAAAGTTGATCGCTTTCGGGGTCTACTGCGATGCCTGAACCTCCTGAAGAGTAAGCTCCGTCGGCAGTGATTTGAAACCGAGCGGTAACATTACTCCAGTTCCCAGCTCCCGCTCCAGACCAAATTGTCTCGATAACTTTCATTACTTCTTTTGACTTACCCGAATTGTTTTCTTCGTCATAGTAATGTTGATACCAGCATCCCGGGCCTCGGTACTGAAACATACATCTATCTGCAAAAATAACTCTCTTAGGAAGAGTCAATCCTTCTAAATCTAAGCTGGAAGCCAACTGATACTTAAGCATCGCTTTGTTTTCAGATACCTTACGTTCGATAAAGTATATATCTCTAGGGAGTTCTGCGTAAGGATCAGGCTCAAAGCCTTGAGGTATTTCTCCAAGGTTTTCACTTGCCATGTTAGTAAGGAAGCTAGTGTTAACATTGCCGGAAGAATCAACTTTCAAAAAATTATCTACATCAAGAAATTTAGCGAAGGTTCTAATTCTAGTGACTTTAGCCCCAATGACATCTCCAAATTTTCGTATCTGGTATCGCAGTAAACCCATTAGGTTAATCCCTTCTTCTGACTGTGTTGATATAGTGAACTCAGGAGTCGGTAAAGTCCCTCGACTTGATACTTCAAACCCTTCTGCTTGAATCGGCGCGGGGTAGTAAGTGTTACCCTGCCACTTTAGATAAGAATTAAATATATTTATGTTATTATGAAATCTTAATATATTGTCTTGTGCGCTGTCAGACAATCCATAAGCAGTAGCTTCAACGCCTAAATTAGTAATATCGTTGGCTTCCATTATCTCTGTGAGGTCTATCTCAAAAAAAGTGACAATAGATGATGGCTCAAGGTTATTAATCTCCGAGCTTAAAGCTTTTATAGAAGACTGGGTTCTAGATTTAGATGGAGAGTTATAGTCGGGCATTTTTAATTACTTTTCTGAATGAAAGAAGCTGTAATAGAATAATTATTATGAAAGGCAAAATTACTCTGGAAAGCAGAGCATACAAAGCGCTTTTTATATCCGGAGCCGGGTATGTCGGTGTAAGGAGCGGGCAAAGATTTCAAACAAAAGCTCTCTGCGCCTTTGCGGGCTCTTAGGAAGTGGATTATTGCAGTCGCTTCGGCCTCGCTCCTTAAGTCAAATTTAGCGTTTATGCGGATTAAATTATTGAAAATTCCATCCGGTATTCTTTGTTCGTAGCTATTTCCAAAATTAACTGTGATTGTTTTGGGATTGTGGTTTACGGCAACATTATACGAGGGAGTCCATGAAAAATAAGGGATATTGACGTTATTTACATTTACGTAGCCTTGCCAGTACTGATTATTAGATACGCCAGCTGGATTATTGTTGGTGTTATCTTTTACGGCATAATAATATTTAATCGTCTTAGGGACACCGCTTGAGCCTATATTGCTCCTCACTAGTACAATGTCGTTTTTAGAGTACGCTGTTGTAGCACTCCAATCCTTTACTGTGTATATGCTTTTTAATGCCATTTTACCCTTAAACCTTTATTTATTATATTACACACAAAAAAGAGTGTAAAATA